GACGAACGCCCGCGCGAGCGCGCACAAAGCCTAACGTACAGAGATGTTCCAGGCTCTCCGTGCGTTGTTCCGTCTCGCCGCGGAGCTATCCGCGGCTACCATCTAACGACGACCAATCCTGGCGCGCCCGAAGCTCCATTGTACGGTGTAGCACTATTGGCGCCTGTACCGGCTCCGGCGGCGCCCCCTCCAGGAAAGTTGCCGGCGACGCCTGTCGTGCCGCTGTTCTGAGTACCACCCATCGGCGCCGCTCCCCCTAGGCCACCTTGATTCGACATTCCCGCCTGCCCCGATGATCCTGTGATGTTCACGTCGCCGCCCACACCGACGCCGCCTGGCGTCGCCCCATTAAGTGGGCTTGCAATAGATGCCAACGTGTTCAAGCTCCCTCCTGTAGCGCTGACATAGGTACCGAAACTTGACGCGCTCCCGGCAGTCGCCCCGCCTCCCGCCGTGGTTCCGCCGCTTCCGCCGGAGCCGACCGCTATCGGAACTGCTAGGCCACCTGACAGGCTTGCAATCCGCTTGCGAGCATATCCCCCGCCGGCCCCTCCCCCGCTTGGAATACCGCTGGCCGAAGCAAATGAACCGGAGCCCCCGCCCCAAAGTTCAACCTCTACCTGCGTCACACCGGAGGGCACGGTATAGTTTCCCGCGCTGGTGAAGCTCTCCACACCGGACGCAAAGCCCGGTCTCAGCTGCGGGAGCTTCCACGTAATAAACGGGGCAGAGGGTGACACTGCGATGTTGGATGCCAGAACTTCGGTCTGCCCGTAGCTCACACTGATCGTATAAAGACCAACCCAACCGGAATCCACCGGAGGCGTCTGTTGCTGGCCAGCCAGCGCCGGAGCGCCGGCTTTGAGTTGCAACTGCACCCGCTGTATGCGTGACGTATTTTGAGCGACGCCGGAGTTCGCAGGCCCGCTATAGGATTGCGCCGGATTCGCTGCATTATAATATGGCAGAACGACTGGGTTGACGTCACTCTCGAGAAATGATGCCTCGATTAGATAATTGGCTGATTGTCCCGAGGACGTCGGCGACACCAACGCGAAGCTCGTCGACGAGATGTTGATTCCCATCTTCACGAGCATATCGGCCGTGTCCGCCGGTATAGAGCCATACGATAGCGTGTCGACAACCGTCAGCTGTGTAAGGCATCCTGGCCCGACCGTCACTCCTAGCGATGCCGGAGAGGTTGGGTTACACACTAGGCCATCCGCGACTATGTTCTGTCCCAGCACGGCCTGCACCAGATAACCCAGAGCCAACATGGCATTCAGGTTGGTAGACAACAAATCGGTGTCGAGTGGAATGCTACCGGGATAGACGATGATTCTGTCCATGAAACTCTCTGCAGGTGCTAGTCGGTGATCTGGGTCCAACCTATCGTGGCAGCCGGGAGGACCCCCGTTACAGCGGAATAGATATCGGTGTCAGTGACTTGGGCCACGATCATATCTAAGGATGCGTATTCGACACTGCCTGCCCCATACCCGCCGGCAAAGCAGCCCCAACCTGCTACCAGCCCGATACCGGTGCCTGGGGGCCGGTAGGCGGTTACAAAACACTGGAATGGAAGACTCAGGTTACCCCAGCCTCCAGCGGCGCTATAGGCGATCCCCCCACCCTGCCCCTCCCACGACGTGTAGCCTCCGGTGTCGCTCGTCCGGGCGGGCTCGAATATTATCGGAGCTCGACCTGTTAGATCCTGTAGCGCGGATTCCACGGCCAAACGCGTTGCGCGCTCACGAAACATCTCGAGCATGATGCGGCCACGGAGCGCGCCATCACTCTCGGCCGGCCTCCGTCTAAGCCGCCAACCAAAAAAATCCCATGCGACCAAGTCTACCCAAATGTCAGTCGCGCTAGTTATTCGGGTCTGTGACGTGACATACTGGAGCATGGTGTAAATCAGCGCCCACGCGGACCCGAGGCTGCCAAGCAGGGTGTCGAGTATGGGAGTGGTATCGGGAAACCAGCACACGGGTAGCACGGCCCTGAGCCGATTCTGGAAGTCACTCTGGTCCCCAGTCATGTCAGCTCACCGACACAATTCCGGCTTTGATAATCCCAGTGCCTCCAGGAGAAAGATCTGTCATACCGCCATTTACCTGCAGTTGCGTGACGTTAATGACCGCACTGTTAGCATCATAGGCCACTTGCGCTAGACGACTTACAGGCAACAATTCGCCAATTCTCGCCGAATTAATGTAGCCCGTAATGGCCGATGCGACGGCCAACACAATGGTGGCGCTCGTAGCGCCCGAGGCAATCGATAACGTCAGTGCGACGTTTGCCTGCACGACGTGCGGGGGTTGCACCGAGAATATCGAGCCAATTGGCCGCACGGCGTCGACGGCGGCATAAGCGGTCGAGAGAAGTGATGATGGTGGATACCCTGATCCATCGTCGACGGTGATAACGAAACTCCCGATCCAACTGGTGCCGTTTGAGGCCACATTTTCCGCTACTGTGAAATCCAATCCCTGTTGAATACTGCTGATCGCATATCCGACAGCACTGAGCGTTGCCCGCGATCGGCTCTGCAGATAGTTCTGAAACCTCAAGCGAAAGGCGGTATCGGACTCCGCGTCCAAACCGTTCTGAGCCGCTGTTGGATTGGTGACCAAGTCAACCCCTGGCATCGCGGTCGCTATCAGCGAAATCGTGTTCGCCAGAACGTTACCAGCATTACCGGCCACCTGTGCGACAATCGGAACCGTCAGAGAACTCACGCCCGGACTGATCGTATAGCCATTGAGTTCTGAGTTCCACACGGAACTCGTCGCATCAGCGGTCACAACAAATGTAAGTGTACCGTCTCCAGTCCGAACCAAAGCCCCGGCAGGTATGAGCGAGGATGCCGTGGCGGTATAGCGAGAAAACGCAACCAACCCGACTGCCGGTACAGCGGGAAGGCGGCTGAGCGACATATCCGCCATCCAGCTGTCGAGATCTGTTCCGACACTGGTGGCCGCCCTGGTCATTTGCAAGACCTGCAGGATCAACCACTGCATCCAAAGACCTACGGACGCGTTGGCTTCCAAAATCGCCCGCAGTGTGGATCCAATCGTGAGGTCCAGCAACTGGGTTGCCGCGGACTGGACGGCGGCTGCCATGTTCTGGACCAGCGAGGTGAACGTCTGAAGCGACAGTTGCATGATCAGGTGCTCACCGAGAACGTCAGCATTTGCGTCTCGCCAGTTCGAGAGTCAGTGTACCGAATATTGACGTATACCGTCGACAAAGCACCCGCTGGAGATATCTGCACATCGATGACTGGCTCTGGTGTTTGTGAGACGGCCGCTTCCTGGAATATTTGGCTTCGGATTGTTGCCATGATTTGCGTTTGGTCAGCCGGAGCACCAACGAAACCCGCCAGCCCTGCCCCATAGCCCATGTGCCAGATGTAATCCCCGGGATTCGTGAGCAGTCGGCGCAGCGCTCTTTGTTGACCCAAAGTGGATCCAAATACGATCGCTAGATCTCCCGTCGCACTCGTGGTCAGGTCCGAGTCCCAGACGTGAAAGATGTCGTTCACGTACTTTAGTCCTGCTCATTGGAAATCGATGTCGTGCCGCCGCGCGAGTCGACATGCGTATGTCCGTCATAGTGCGCACGAAGGCCGGAGAGCGGGCCATGGCTATCGTAGACGTCGCCATTCACATAAAGATCGCCGCTCATGCGTATGGTTCCATCGTTTTGAAGCTTGATGAAGCTGCCGCAACTGTGCACGAGCCAGAATTCTCCGACAGGGGCGGCCGGAGGCAATTGGGCGGTGCTAAACGCGGCACCGACGATCACCCCATGCTCCGCATTGCCCTCCTGCGCCAGCACCATTACCTGATCGCCTGGTGAGGGCGGGCAAACGAGACCCCAACCCGCCCCAGCCCAAGGGGATAAGACCGGCAGCCAGCCACTTAGAACTCCCTCGGGCTGCAGATTTACCCGTGCACACGCCGTATTGGTATCCACCGACGTCACAACGCCAAACCGCGGCTGTCCTGTTCCACAATCCAACGACTCGGCGTGCGCTTTAATGATATTCAAGAAACGTTCCATTATCCGTCTCGCGGTCGCACCCTCGGTGTTGATCTAATTGGTCGATGTTGTTCGAGGGCTGCTGCTTTTCGCCCTTACTCGCTGCGTAAAGCCGTCGTTTAGGTTAAGGCGACGCTCGACGACATCGATATAGTATGCCTGGTCAAATTCGGTGCCGGTGCCGGTCAAGATCAATTGACCAATCGGGGTCAACGACAAATCACCCGGTACGACAAACTCGACCACTCGTTCATGCATCGTGAGGTCATTCAGCATTTGCCGAGCAAAGTTCAGCGCTTGATCCGCGGTCAAGTTGGGGCGGACATACACGTACTGCTGGGGGCTAGATGATCCGCCCGAACCATCGTTCGCGTTACCCGTGCCGGTCACCGTTTGAGCAAATGCGCTTTTCTGGCGGGAATTCCAGCTCTTTACGGTCACCTCTATATTTTGTGCGAGAGTCAGGCATCGATCGAGTCTCAGATCGATGCAATTAGCGGGTGTGACCAAATACGGAACCTGGGTTGCGTTGTTTGATGGAAGAAAATTCAGAGTCGTGCCGGCAACCGAAACATCAAAACCCTCCAGCAGTGCCAAGAACACCAACAAGTCCCATTCGGTCGTCGATCGGCTGAATTGGCCAAGGGTTATACGGTCGTGTTCGTCCTGGTAATATCTGCCAACCGGCGTCGTCGTTTGTACTACATTAGCGATCAGGCCGTGCCGGTTGGCAAGCAACGAAGCAATATCGCTCGAGGTGCGATTAGAAAACGTCTCTTCAGTGCGAGCTTCGATCAACTGTGCCGATAAGTCGCGGCCCGTAATATGGACCAATCCTCTGGTGGCGTTTATCGAAACCGTGTCCACAGTGCCGGTGAAAAGGCTGACAAACGAACTCGCATCCAGACTAAATAGGACTTCGACCGCTACGTCCAATTCAGAAGACCAGAAAGACCTTCCGTACGACGCCCCACTATTTAATGCGAACGACGCCGAAAACCTGTCGGCAGAAAAATGGCGGTTGCAGGTGACCTCGACTTCTATCAGCCCTGGGATCAGATCGCCGTTCCCCATAATGCGCGCTAAGGGCGATCGCTGCGAGGTTAGCATGTCACTGGGGGGCAATGCCTCCTCCCGCATCTTGGTTGATGTTAGGGATCGTCAGGGTCACAATGCCGATCAACATCGGGTCCGACAGGCTGTTGAGCTGGGCAATCCGAATCCACTGCGTTGCGTCGCCGAGTTCAGTGGCCGCGATCCGAAACAAGTTGCCCCCCGTCACGGTGATTGTCTGCACGGTCACGTACTCGCGTTCGCAAGATTGATGGCAGCTCGCCCTATATAGGCCTGAGCAACTGTTAGCGAGCTGATCTGTTGAGCCACCAACACAATGCCGTCCAAGGTGCTGGCTGCGGATGGTATCTGGCCATCAGTGGGCCATGAAGCAGTTCCGATAGTGACTTCGGCCTGAGCGATACCAGCTCCAACGAGTGCGCCAGCGCTTGCAAGACTGGCGAGCGTCGAGGAATACGTAGCCGTTCCCTTCACGGCCGCGTCTGGCATACCCAGTGCGCTCTGTGTGTCCGCTAGGTCGACCCCGGCGACTGTGGCGAAGCTGCAGGCGGTCGTGACGTCAGATAGCGCATCATCCGCTAGCGATATCACCGACGCGACCACGCTGCTGGCCTCATCGCACACTACCGTGCAAGATATGCGATAGGGAATCCACCACCCGGAGCGATAGTCCGCCTCAAATCTATTGATGATGACAGAGTAAAAAAACACGTCCCAGGTAAGCGGCATAAAAAGACCTGCCGCACGCATTTCATCGATCGAGCGGGCACGAAGGGTGGCGTCGGGACCAGAAAAAGTCCCGGAAAACGAAATATCCGAATCATCGCGACCCAGCGCGTCAATCACGCGCGCCCCACCCGGCAGACGATGAATCGCCAGGCGCTGCGCCCCGCCAATATTGATACTCGCGGGAACTTCGAAGTTCTGGAATGCTATGGGACCCAGCAGTAGCGCGACGTTCGACATTACGCTGCTTCTCCGGTCAGGCGCTCACTGGCGCACCGGGCCAGGTAGGCGTCATACGAGGATCGAACCCGGTCGTAGCCGCACGCGGAAGCTCGGCCGCCTTGACTAGGCGGTCGGTCATCCATCGCCCGAGCCGCGAGCCATCGACATAAACGTCCCCTTGCAACGCGGCCGATGGTGGCTCACTCGGTGGTGGGACCGCCGATGGCAGCGTCGGGTCGACACTCGGAGGATGCGCCTGGGCAGTTGCGTCGTACGGGGCTGCACAGGCAGTCTGCGAGAGGTCCATTTGTGCACCGACAGTCGGCTGTTGCAACGGATGCGGGGAGACGCTGTTGCCAACCAGTGACATCGAGATGTTGGGCTCATCAGGTGG